ATTTATCCTGGACATGCTGACCACAAAATTCAGTCTTTTCTATGATCTTTTGGTAAATTCCTATCTGTATACAGATTTCCATGAGTTCGTTGTAATTAGCCCAAAATCGTTCTGAGTGTGAATACTCCTCGACCGTGGAATGTGCCAGTTCATGTATGAGAACATGAAAGATTTCATTCGTACTACCATCCAGACATATCGTGATTTCGGAGCCTTTATTGACATTGAATCCTACTGAATCTGTCATCACTTTACGACCCGTGAGTGGTATGGGTCGTACGAGCATATGGAATTTCTCGTTGTTCGTTTCACGCAAATGATCCCTGAGAATCTTGTATTTTTCCTTGACTTCAGTAAATTCCCTGGGTTCTTTTGTATTGTGTAGTATGTAAGCGTTGACTAAAACTAAAATAAGAAACAATATCATCTATTATAGACAAAGATAAATTTGCTATACAATTCTGAGATTGGATTTCCTTTCAGTCCTTCCCAAAATTGTAATCTAAACCCCAACTCTTCTAAGTGTGTGACCAAAAGATCTTTGTATGCTACCGGTTCAGATCTTGGACCATCTGCATAAAATGGTGTATCCACGAGATTTACAAACAACTTTTCTCCAAACCCACCATCTCCATGTTGTTTGAGTTTAAAAAAGTTTCCCGCATCATCCAGATAAGGTGTTTTGAATAGAATCTTCTCCGAATCTGGGATGATACCCATGAGACACCCACCAGGTTTGACTCGTTTCTTAATTTCGTGTATCGAACTAAAAAAGAGATCTCTGGATGCGAATATGTAGTGTAACGAAAAATTAAAACACACCACATCAAACTTCCTTTTGGGACACGTGTGTATATCACCCTCGTAAAAATTTACGCGCATGTGCATATTTTTAGCCCGAGAACGCGCTTCGACCAGCGCTTCTGGTTCAGGATCGCACATGTTTATGTTCGCACCACACTTGTGCCATTTTTGAAGATCTCCACCAAAACCACACCCAACATCGAGTATATGTTGACCGCTCACAGTGACACTCTGTATGAGTTCTCTTTTCGCATCATTATGATTTTTACGAATTTCTTCCATAATTCTTATACTCTTCACTCTTTTAAATGACTTAGGTTTCGTAGCTTAAAGTTTTGAAGCCTTACATAAATATAATGTCTCTGGAAACCGATTACACTACAGTCCCCGGTCAGGTCTTCGCTTGCCTGTCTATCATTGGGCCAGAGGCTCCCCAAAAGAATGATAAGTTTGGTATCAAGATTCGTGGCGCATTCGCTACTCGTGATGAGGCGGCCAGTCACGCTAAGCGTCTCCAGAAGGAGGATACGACCTTCGACATCTATGTCGTAGATATGTACAAGTGGCTTCTCATTCCACCCGATTCTACCAAGATTGAAGATGTACACTACAACAACGAGAAGCTCGAAGAGATTATGTCTGGATACAAGGATAACCAGGCACAGGCTGCTCGTATGTTTAGTGAGCGTAAGCAGGGTATGATGAAGGATAAGGTGGCGTACGCCCCGGGTGATGACAACTCTCAGTTTTACACCAAGCCAGATGAGGCACCCATTTCCCACCCCGCCGATGTTCTAGAGCGTCTCAAGAAGGAAAAGCCAGATTCTCCCATGGAAGATCTCGTAAAGGAGGCGAACGTGATTGTCGCAGCCGAGGTTGAGGAACGCAAGAAACAGCGAGAGCTCGAGGATGTCAAGGAAGAGGAGGAGGCCTCGGCGTAAATAATATTCATATATACTAAAACATAATGTTCAATATACTAATCACTACCATTTTGGTCAGTGCGTTCTTTATTTTGTTTTTTGAACCGAATTGGAATTCAAAAAACAAAAGAGTTGTTAAAAAAGTAAAAAAGGCAAAGGTTTCAACTACTGATGGGTTTGTTGAAGATACGGATGATGCGTTTATCATTCCTAGGTATCCTACTCAACTGATAAAGAAGGACCAATCTGGGAAAAATAAACCAGTTTACGGTGATGTAGGCACTTTTGTAGCGTACTCAACTGTACCTGAGGATCACTGGTTGCATGGTTTTCCCCATAAAAAATCCAAGTAAAAATACTGCGAATGCGATAATCCATGTCGATTTATCGATATTCTTGAATATATCCATACCTTCTGTGGGAGGTGGTGGAGCCGGTGGTGGTGCGTATGTCATTTCAGACGGGTGAAAATAATATTGTTCTTCTTGTTTATTATCTTCATTCTTCTCCTGTTCGTCTAAGGTTGGGTTATATTCAATGGGATTTCCTATATCGGTTTCCATTTTCTATTATAGCTTTCGTTTTTTTTAAGCGTCTTCTTCCTCACTTTCACTTTCATCATCCACGATAAAATCTTTGAGGTTACCATTATCATCTGCGTCATCATCTTCTTCAAAGTCATCATCTGAGACACATTCATCGTCGGTATCGATATCAGTATCCGAATCTAAACCCGAATCATATTCATCCGCTGCGTAATCATCTTCAAGAACAGTCTCAACGGGTTGATAAAGAACCGGCTTTCTAATCACTCTTTTCGAACGCCTAAGCATTTGTATATGTACTGTATTATTGTTTAAGCATTTTTAACACATCAGGAGTTAATACGTGACTTCTAGACTTGTTACGTTTACATAATGGGCATTTCTGGCTTATTTGATTCTTTTTTACTATATAAGACATATTTACATCCTTGTGTTCACCATTGATCGTCTCACAAAAGTTAGATGTAGTGAGTATCACACCCTTATTTATACTCACCACTTGTGTATTCTCCTGACCTTTTATCCACTTGCGTATGTACGACTCTACCTTTTCTTTCGCGGCACTGTGATTGAGTTTGGGTTTCTCTACAAATTTTTTGATTTCTGGGCATTTTTTAATATCTTCTTTTTTAGGGTACAACTTATCAGTGATTGAAGATGGGAGATTGTATTTTCGACCATAAAAATCTTTACAAAACCCATCCCTCCTTCCATGGAGTGTATCACACCGACAAAAACATTTCTGTGCGATGACTTTTCCACTGACGAAAAACCATACATGATTAGATCCATGTTCTCTTTTCAAATTCTCACAGTATTTAGATGTCGTCGAAACTAAATACGTATCGTTATGTTTAAACATCTTTGTAATTATGGAATGATCTTGCCCCTCCATATTCTTTCTCACGAACGCTTCTATCATAGACTTTAATTCTTCATTTTGAATTTCATCCTTGGTCTGCGCTAATGAGAACGAACCTTCTTCTTTTACCTTGACTGAAGGGTTGTCAATCACAGTATTCTGGGGTTCATCTGTTCTTACGGCTGACATTTTCAAAACATCAACATCTGGGTTCGGGCTAATATTAAGCATGGTACTCAGAGGTCCATTTTTATAGACAAACAATGGTAAATAGGCACGTTGTTCAATCTTCCGTTTGAAATTACATCCTTCACACCCCTGTCCCCCACATGCATCATGCTTGACCAACTTGAGTGACCACGGCATACGAAACCCACTCCCTTTCGCCTGTCTAGAAACACTCCCATAGACTGCGGCATCTACTATATCACTCCAATTATAAGAACCCTTCGCCCTGGTGAGTGATATCAGAATATGTTCCCTGAGTGCGATGGCTGAAGCCTGATCTACCACGAGACCCGGCCAATTGAGATGTACACCTGTTTTTATTTTTGTACCACTCTTTTTAGGTGGTGCGACAGATATGAGACACTCTTTACCACCGTGTCTCTTGACTTTATCACAAATGACTTTACAAATATTTCTGATTTCTTCAATCGTGAGTGATTCATCACCTTTGTAATCCAAGTCAACAAAGAAGTTATACGTCTTACTCTTCTGTTCCACGACGAATAACTTTTCACCTTGGTTTACCGCCTCTATGTACTTCTCATAGAAGACGTTCAATTTATCAAATGGCACGGAAAGGACACCACCGTCCATGAGCACATGTGATAGATTGGTTGCATTATTAAATTTTTGAGTCGCACACCAACTCTTGAACATACCTTGTTATTGATCTTCTTCTCTAAACCATGACATACAAGATACATCTCTATATTCTTTACCCTTCGAGAGATCGTTTTTAAGCTCTAAAAGTTGGCACACCGTCAATTTCTCGTTATCAATGACCCACTGTTCGATCTCTTCTTCACAGAACCCACGGTTCTGTTCGAGTAGTTTGCGAATTTCTGAAATGATGTAAACCTTAGACTTCATTATTTAATAGAAAATGTTTTTCTATTCAAAGAACTCATACACGCATAGAATTCTGGATTCTTTATCACGTTATCAATGATGAGTGACCAGCGTTTACGTGCGTTAAAATCTTCGAGTGTATCATAACTCATAAAATCATTTTCATCGTATGTCTTTTTTATTGGTTGTCGTAAAGACTTTTTAACATTTGTTTTATGTTTCTCTTCATAAAACTTCTTTATCTGCCCCTGCTGTTCTGAACGACTGTAGTTTACGAAAAAAACGAAAACATTGTATTCCAGATCAACTGTGGGACTTTCTTTATGTATAAACTTAAACTCCGTGTACTGTCCATTCTTTAATGACACGACACCACGAGTTTCTTCCTCTAGTTCCCTTAGGGCACATCTAATAGGGTTTAAAATTTCTCTTCGTCTGCATCCTCCTGTGACAAATATCCAATCCTTGAATCTTGTATCTCGTACTGTGAGAAACCGTGGTTTCCCATCAGCAAAACTAACGGGTATTGCTATAGCCTTGTACTTTTTCATTGCGCATTCGCAAGTTATAATATGTCGATATGATTATTCGGTCACTTTTTCCTCTGTGACTTCAGGTTCGGGTTCCTTCGCTACCAGCTGGGGAGCCTCGAGTTTCTTGGAAACGTACTCGGAAAAGTCTTTCATGTGCTCAACTTCCTGCTTCGTCTTGTTCACCTCCCTGAACAGAAAGAGTAGACCGGCTACACATACCACGGTGGCAACTAACATCATGGTGTCACGATTAATTGGGATCATTATAAAATATACACTCTTTATCTTTTTAAGTAATTACACCCGCATTAGTCTGTTGAGGACATGTGGGGCAATCATACGGGCTATGCGCGAATTGAACGGCTTCGTAATGCGTGGGCTGACAACACTTATCAGTCGATGGGGAAGGGTGCCCAACGAACTTTTCGAGTGTCCTGGATTTAGGATCATACGTCAATACAAAAACGATGGCGAGGAGGAAAATGATCTTCCAATACATTGTTATTAATTAGTTAGAATATAAAAGACCGGCCATACCATTCTCGATACGGAGAACGTTGTAGTTTAC